AGACACTAACTGGTTTTTGGGATGCTTCTAGAACATTTGTAAACAATAATAGTGCTAGTTTAACCAATGTTTATAATTTAACTGCTAATTATACTTCAGTTTATAGTACCGTTAGCTCTAATAGTGCTAATTGGAACTATCAAGGTACAGACATCAAGACACTAACTGGTTTTTGGGATGCTTCTAGAACATTTGTAAACAATAATAGTGCTAGTTTAACCAATGTTTATAATTTAACTGCTAATTATACTTCAGTTTATAGTACCGTTAGCTCTAATAGTGCTAATTATATTTTAAATGGTGGTAATACGAGAAATTCTAATTTAGTACTAGGAACTAATGATAATTTTAACTTAAAATTAGAAACTAATGGAATTGATAGATTAATAATATCTTCCACTGGTGAAATATCAGCAATTGGAAATCTACAAACAGTCACAACCACAGAAACAAAGGCAACTCCATCTATTGTTACCAGTACTTTAACTTTAGATTTAACATCCGCTACGTTATTTGTGGTTAATTTAAATTCCGACATAACAACATTTAATCTTTCTAATCCTCCCACGTCACCAAAGGTTTATGGATTTACACTTCAATTTATAAATGATGGTACATCAAGGTTAATAAGTTGGCCGAACAACGTATATTGGGAAGATTCTATATTACCCGATACGTCAATCACACTAAATAAAGTTGATACTTTTGTATTCATAACGCATGATGGAGGAACTAAGTACTATGGATCACACGCAATAAAAAATGCTTAATTTTTAGTCTTGACTTTTTTGTATATTTTATATTTATTATATATAAAATATGCATTTATTAGATCAAGAATTAAATTTAATGATTAAGGGTAGATTTGACGAGGCTTGGAAAATATCTCAAAAGTTAGAAAAAAAAGACCCAAACGACATAAGACACCAATTTAATAGAGGTTGGTTTCTAATAAATCAAGGTAAATTTCAAGAAGGATTTCAACTTCTGGATGCTGGTAGATTTATAAACGTATATGGAGATACTAAACCAAATACAAATAAACCAATATGGAATCAAGACGATTTAAACGATAAAATAGTAATTTTATATTTAGAGGGTGGTTTGGGGGATCAAATGATACATGTTAGATTTGCAAAACAGTTACATGAGAGGGGTGCCAAATGTATAATTAGTAGCGACCCATCATTACATTGTTTATTTTCGAATATGGATGGCGTTCATAGATGTATAACTAGAAATGATATACCTATTACATATCATGATTTTTGGATTCCTTCATTTAGTGCGGGTTGGTTGCTGGGAAACACATTTGAAAATTTACCAAATAAACCATATATAACATCAAACGTGAATAGTGATCAAGTATGGAAATCTGTAATAAATAGCGATAAGGTAAAAATTGGTATAAGATGGAGTGGTAATCCACAATTCGAACATCAACAATTTAGATTATTTCCCGCTGAAAATTTAATAAAGTTTTCAAAATTTGAAAATATTCAATTATATTCTTTACAAAAAGACTCAGACGTTAAAGAATTACCGGACAATATAATTGATCTTCAGCATTTATTAATTTCTTGGCGGGATACTGCATCCGCTATAGCAAATTTAGACTTAGTTATTACGTCGTGTACCAGCATAGCTCATTTAGCTTCCGCTATGGGTAAACCAACGTGGGTGGTAGTTCCTATATTACCATATCATATTTGGGCTTATGGGGATAAACATACCCCATGGTATCAGAATACAACAAGAATTTTTAGACAAAAAAAGTTTGGAGATTGGAGTGATACATTCAAAGAAGTTGAAAAAGAATTGATTAAAACGTTTAAACTGAAATGAATTATATTTCTCAAGTTTTTACTCCAACAAGTTTAGAACATGCAAAAAATATTTGCTTAACACCAGATCAAAGTGATCCTGATAAATTCATAAACGAAACAAATTTTTTTATAAATTTTGTAAAAGAAAATTATATAAATTCAAATAGTTGTGTTGCAGATTTTGGATGTGGTATGGGCAGAGTTAGTAAGCAATTAATTGAACAAATTGGTTGTGATGTAGTTGGTTTTGATATTAGTTACCCAATGCTTCTTACTGCGAAAAATTATATAAATAATGATAAATTTGATCATATAAAATATGATAAACACGTTAAAACATTTAATAAAAAATTTGACGTAGTTATAAGCATTTTGGTTTTACAGCATAGTGAACATCCACAAGAAGATCTTATATTTATAAAAAATATTTTAAAACCTGATGGTATTTTTATATTAGTAAACGAAACCAAAAGGTTTATTCCAATCGATATAGAAAATAAACATGTAGTTTGGTATGACGATGGAATTGATATAGAAAAATTAACTTCTGATCATTTTATACCTTTATCTAAAAACAAATATTATAACAGAAAAGATAATTGTTTGACAATTTATAAAAATAAATTACAATAAATTTATACTATGAATAAACAAAAAACATTACACCTAGTGGCCGGATTACCAAGAAGCGGATCAACCATGTTGATCAATATTCTGAGGCAGAATCCTTCAGTTGATGGTGTAGCGGTAAGTTCCTTATGTCCCGTTATAAATGCCGTACATTCAAATTGGGAAAATTTAGAAGCAAATAAAGAATTTCCAAACGAAACCGCAAAAATAGATACTTTAAATTCTATTTTGTTTGGATATCACAAATCATGCAAAAAAGAGATTATCTTTGATAAAGACAGAATGTGGATATCAAAAATTCCATTATTAGAAAATATTCTACAGAAAAAAGTTAAAATTTTATGTCCCGTTAGAAATCCAGCTGAAATTTTATCATCATTTGAAAAAATAAGAAGAAGCAATCCAACACAATTAATTTCTGGAGATTCGGGGCATTCTACCATTGCGGCTAGATGTATGTATTATTCAAACCCCGATGGCATCTTGGGACTATCTCATGCTTTAATTAAAGATGCGATAACCATGGGGTATTTGGATCGATTATTGTTTATAGATTATAATCGTTTTTGTAATTCTCCTAAAAGTCATTTAAAAAGAATTTATGATTTTTTTGAATTACCATCATTTGAACATGATTTTAAAAATATAAATCAAAAAGAAACATATAATGATTTAGCAACTGGACATCCGAATTTACATAAAATTAAACCAAGTTTGGAAAAAACTACGACAAATTGCGTAGATTATATAGGTCTAGATCTATATCAACAATATAATAGAGAAATTTTTTGGGATGCTTGGATTTAATGAACTTAAATTCGACATTAAATTTTTCTCATGATAAGCAAATAGAATCCGCTTATATAATCTCATTACCAAATAATGAGATTTCGAAAAAACATACTAAAAAATGTATAGAGTCCTGTGAAAAAATAAAGTTAAATTATAAAATACAAGAAGGTTTCGATGGAACTGATAAAAAAACAATTAAAATTCCTAAACATTTAAAAAATCAAAGTTGGGTTAATTGGATTAAAGTATTAAATCAAAATTTAAAAATAACGGAGGTGTGTTGTTTTTTAAGTCATTTATCTTTATGGATAAAGTGTATAGAATTAGATAAACCAATAATAATATTAGAGCATGATGCTCTAATGTTAAAACCATTTAACATTCATAATATACCAAATTGTATAATATATTTAGGATCAAATTACCAAATAAAAATAAATAATTTTAATATGGTATATGGACAACTAAATCAAAATTATAGATTTATGTATTGTGCTCATGCATATTCTATAGATCCGTTTATAGCTAAAAATTTAGTATCAAATGTAATAAAAACCGGAATAACGCACTCTTTAGATGCTTACATAAGATCAGATTTATTTGCAATACATCAAGAAGGATTTTACGCATATAATGATGATGAAAACAACACCACAATACATGATTGTGAAAATTTAATGTTAAAAAATTACATAAATTAAAAATGAGACGATTAGATATAATATTAAGAACGTGTTCAAATTCAAAACTTGAAAATAATTTAAAAACGCAAAACTACAAAAGAATTTGTGGTGATTCTAGAGAAGAAATGATATTTAATTGTTTAATATCACTAATTCAATCTATTAATAATTGTAATTTTGATATACACTTTACAATTTTAGATGATAATTCGTCTAAATCATTTATAACTAAAGTTAAAATTCTATTAGAAAAATGTAATAAACCGTCAGAAATAATAAGTTTAAAAGATAAAGGATTTAACAATTCAGCATATGAACAATTTTTATTAGCTTCTAAATGTGAGGATTTAGTATATACGGTAGAAGACGATTACATACATGAAATTAATGCTATAAATTATCTATTAGGATCTTTTTTTCATTTAGAAGACAGATTAAAACAAGGCATTGCATTATTTCCATTTGATTGTCCATTCAGATATGAAACTAATTCTGAACAATCAACAATATTATTACATGACGGAATACGTTATTGGAGACATGTATCACATACAACAAATACTATATTTTCAAAATCTAGTTTTTTTAAAGATAATTTTAAAATATTCGAAAATTTAGCAAAAAACTATCCACAAGTTAATGAAGATCATACTATAAATACATTATATAAAAAATTATTTGATACTGATAATAATAAAATAAATTTATTTAGTCCAATACCATCTATAGCATATCATTTATCATATGCTAATCCGGTTGAAATTAAAACCGATCATTTATCGTGGAGAGATTTATGGCATAACGATTCCAAAATAGATTTAATTGATGGATGGTTTTTATATAAATTTTTTTACTATGATATTGTTAACAGATTAAATGATGATTCTGTAATTTACGAAATAGGAAGTTGGATGGGTAAATCCACTATAGGAATGGCGTTGATGAATAAAAAACTCAATAAAAAATGTAAAATTCATGCAATTGATACGTGGCAAGGAAGCGATGAACAGAAACATAAAGAGGTTATTAATAATTTAAAAAATAAAAATACAACTTTATATATAAGATTTTTACATAACTTAGAAATTTTTAATGTTAAAGACTCTATCATACCTATTAAAAAAACAAGCATTGAAGCATCGCTAGAGGTTAAAAATAAAAGCGCAGATCTCGTTATAATAGACGGGTCGCATCAGTATAATGACGTTTTAGATGACATAAAAGCATGGATCCCAAAAGTTAAAACCGGAGGAATATTAGCAGGAGATGATTTCTCAGATGGATGGCCTGATGTTAAAAAGGCTGTTATTGATTTTTTTGGTGAAAGTAATTTTAACATTCACGGTAGCACTTGGTATAAAATTATAGACTAATGTTTTCTGTTAATGATAAAATAAATAAAAACGTTTTAGTTTCATGTGATCATGGATTGATGATCGTAAATAGATTTGATTTTGATGAAAATAAAGTAGGAAATGGACAATTTTTATTAGATCATGGAAATAATTGCACATTAGAAGCTCAAAAAAGTTTTGAATATATTAAAAATAAGGAAAATCCAATAATATTTGATATTGGAGCAAATATAGGAACATATTCCACTTGGATGGCTAGAATTTTTCCAAATGGGAAAATATATTCATTCGAACCTCAACGTATAATATTTCAAATGTTATGTGGGAATATAGCAATTAATAATTTTGATAATTGCTATACATATAACGCCGCTATCGGAAATATAAATGGTTCATTGGAAATAGAAGAACCAAACTATTATAAACAACAAAGTTTTGGTAATTATAATGTTTGCGATAAAACTGACAATATTAAAAATATAATAGATATATTTAAATTAGATTATTTTATAAAAAAATATAAAATTAAAACTGTAGATTTTATTAAAATAGATGTGGAAGGAATGGATATTGAGGTTTTATTTGGAGCAATGAATATTTTAAAAAAACAAAAACCATCATTACTAATAGAATATACTAACGATAAACAATCAAGTTTAGATGAAATAATTAAAATATTAAAAGATATCAATTACTCATTTGAAATTTTAGATAGAAATATATTAGCTAAACCCAATTAATATGAATAAAATTGAAAAAAATATCTTTATATGTTGGGACGATAAAGATGTTATCAATCATAACTCTCCATTAATTTCTAATGGATTAAGAAAAGTAATAGAGTTAAACCCAGAATGGAAAGTTAATATATACGATTCGAAAGAAATTGATATTTATCTTAAAAATGTTTTGTCTCAAAAAGATTATATTTTAATGAAAGATAAACACATTGTAGAAAAATGTGACCTCTGGAGATTATATAAAATTTATAATGAGGGTGGAATGTATATAGATATTGATAGATTTTATAATATAAGTTTATCAGATATTCTTGATGATAATACAAAATGTGTATTACCTACATATTTAGATCATGATTTCTCACAAGATTTCATGTTAAGCGAATCAAATAATCCAATATATTTAAATACTATAGAATTAATATTACAAAGACGCCGACAGGGTAATAAAAATATATATTTTCTCGGTCCACAGACGTATATGCATTCAATAACTAAATTAATATGCGGACAAGAAATTAATTCTAATCCTGGAGTAGATATATTTAATCAAATTAGAGATACATTGAAACAATATCCATTCATAAAAACATACAGAGAATCAAGTCCACACAATACTGTCGTATATAACAATACAAGTGATATTTTAGATTGGGAAAAACTTAAAAAAGAATTTTATGCTAGTTATGGAATAAAACATTGGACGGGAGAATGGTAATATGAAGAAAATAAAATTACCAAAAATATTTCAACCATATTATTGTGATGATCTTATTAGGCTTGGAAAAAACAACGATGGCGGATATCTAATTAATAAACAAGACGTTTTAACGACAAAAAAAATTATAAGTTTTGGAATTGGGAAAGATTGTTCATTTGAACAAGATTTTACAAATATAAATGATTGTGAACTATATGCTTTTGATATTAATGAGTTAGAAGATAATATTAAACCATTTTTTAATAAAAAAAGAAAATTTAAAAAACAAAATATTAATAATTCAGATTTAAATAATATTTTAAATTCAGATAAAATATTTTTAAAATGCGATATAGAAGGATCGGAATATGAATTATTAGATAAATTAATTGAACATAATAAAAAATTTATCGGATTAGTTATTGAATTTCATGAAATTACTAACAATGAAAATTTTAATAAACTAACTAATTTTATTAGTAAAATAGATCAAAAATTAATTCATACTCATATAAATAATTATTTTTATTATAAAATGCAAACTCAAAATATTCCCGATATTTTAGAATTAACCTTTACTAATTCAATAAATATAAAGTATAAAAAAGAATTAAAACTTCCAAATGCTTTAGATATGCCAAATAATTCTAATGATGAAGAATTTGAAATATATTTTGATTAAAATATACTTGTAAAATTTAAAAACTATTATAATATAAATATATGATACCGGAACATAAAAAATTAAACATGGGTTGTGGTTTTAAAAAATTAAATAACTTTTGGAATGTGGATTTTAATAAAAACTGTAATCCAGATGAAGTTGTAGACTTTGAAACAACTCCTTTTCCATGGGAAGATAATTTTTTTGATGAAATTTTAGCTGATAATTGCATTGAACATTTGGGACAATCTCCTAAAAAGTTTTCTGAGATAATCAGAGAGATGTATAGAATTAGTTCGACTGATTCTATGTGGACGATAATCGTACCACACCATAGATGTGATAACTATTGGGATGATTTTACTCACGTAAGAACAATTACGGAAAATACATTTAAACATTTTGATAGAAAGATGAATTTAGAAAATATAAAAAATAATATCGGTGCAAGCACTCATGGATTAAATTACGATCTAGATTTAGAAGTTATAGACGTAAAATATGATATAACATATCCATTCAGAAATAAATTAGAATCTGGAATAATAGGCAACATGCAATTAAACATAGACTTAAATACTATGAATAACGTAGCAGAAAGAGTTACTATTTTCATCAAAGTTCATAAACCGATTAGATATAAAAATGGTATTTTATAATAATGTATGATTACATATTGTAAATATTGTAAATGGCGGATATCACATTAAAATCTAAAAGAATAGATGAATTACCAACTACAGCTACTTTAAATGGTAACGAATTATTTCCAATTTCGCAAGATGCAGTAACAAAAAGAGCAGATTTTGATTTAATTCTTAATTGGATTAGAAGTAAAGAATTTTCAACATACGTATATTCTAATAGTGCTAGTTTAAACAATGTATTTAGTTTAACAGGTAATTATACTTCAGTTTATAGTACAATTACTGGTATTTCTTCAGTTTGGAATGCATCTAGGACATATGTAAACTCAAATAGTGCTAGTTTAAACAATGTTTATTCTTTAACGAGTAACTATGCTTCAGTTTATAGTACGGTTAATGTTATTTCTTCATTTTGGGACTCATCTAGGACATATGTAAACTCAAATAGTGCTAGTTTAAACAATGTATTTAGTTTAACAGGTAATTATACTTCAGTTTATAGTACGGTTAATGTTATTTCTTCATTTTGGGACTCATCTAGGACATATGTAAACTCAAATAGTGCTAGTTTAAACAATGTATTTAGTTTAACAGGTAATTATACTTCAGTTTATAGTGCGGTTAATGGTATTTCTTCATTTTGGGATGCCTCTAGGACATATGTAAACTCTAATAGTGCTAGTTTAAACAATGTATTTAGTTTAACAGGTAATTATACTTCAGTTTATAGCAAGGTTCAAAGCAGCTCTGCAAATTGGGATCTAGTATATTCTGGAGGTTATCAAGGTACGGATATTAAACAAATAACAGCTTCATTCGTTAGGGATGGTGGTAATACGAGAAATTCTAATTTAGCGATAGGAACAAACGATAATTTTAACTTAAAATTAGAAACTAATGGAATTGATAGATTAATAATATCTTCCACTGGTGAAATATCAGCAATTGGAAATCTACAAACAGTCACAACCACAGAAACAAAGGCAACTCCATCTATTGTTACCAGTACTTTAACTTTAGATTTAACATCCGCTACGTTATTTGTGGTTAATTTAAATTCCGACATAACAACAGTTAATCTTTCTAATCCTCCCACGTCACCAAAGGTTTATGGATTTACACTTCAATTTATAAATGATGGTACATCAAGGTTAATAAGTTGGCCGAACAACGTATACTGGGAAGAATCTATACCACCCGATACGTCAATCACACTAAATAAAGTTGATACTTTTGTATTCATAACACATGACGGGGGAGCTAAGTATTATGGATTCACATCAGGAAAGAATTTTTAATTATGAAAAGATATTGTCAAGTAGAAAATAATCAAGTTATTGTATGTATGGAGTCACTACCCACATCTTGGAAAAATATAACAAACTTTCATTTAGCATCGGATGATTTTGCTAGAGAAAATGGTTGGTATCCATGTGAAATAATAAATGATGGTAAAGAAGTTGTAGTATCATCTAGTTATGAAATAACAGAAGATAAAACGGTAAAAGAAATTATAATAACCAGAGATAAAAACGAAGAGGAAATACAACGAGAAAAAAATAAAACACAAAACGAACAATGGCGTATCGTGAGAAGTAAGAGGAATGATCTATTAACATACTCGGATAAACAAGTTACATCCGATAAGTGGGAATCCATGAGTTTAAATTTAAAAATGGCATGGAAAAACTACAGAACTTTATTACTCGATATACCGCAATCATTCTCCGATCCAGATTCGATAGTATGGCCCACATTCGAAGAAGAATATAAAAAGATAACGGATGTAAATATTAATAATACGATATAAGTAGTTTTTATAAAAAATGAGTTCCGTATCACAAAAATTATTAACGATTAGACAAAAAAAATTAACATCATTACTTTATGTGTGGGGTGATAATTCAGATTCTCAAATTGGAAATAAAGGAGTACCTAACCAAGCCTCTCTGTTTCCGGTAAATGTATCAGGCAATAATTCTTGGACATCTATTAGTACTGGATATTCACATACAGCCGCAATAAGAAGTGATGGTGCTCTTTTTACTTGGGGGAGTAATACTTCTGGTAGATTAGGAGATGGTACAACAGTTAGTAAATCGTCTCCCGTACAAATTGGAACTCCTTCATCATGGACATCGGTTGATGCTGGTCTTTCACATACATTAGCAATAAGAAGTGATGGTGCTCTTTTTGCTTGGGGGTATAATAATGGTGGTAGATTAGGAGATGGTACAACAGTTAGTAAATCGTCTCCAGTACAAGTTGCATCTCCTTCATCATGGACATCGGTTTCTGCTGGAAATTCACATACATTAGCAATAAGAAGTGATGGTGCTCTTTTTGCTTGGGGTATTAATGGTTCTGGTAGATTAGGAGATGGTACAATAGTTAATAAATCCACTCCCGTACAAATTGCATCTCCTTCTTCTTGGACATCGGTTTCTGCTGGTGGTTCACATACAGCCGCAATAAGAAGTGATGGTGCTCTTTTTACTTGGGGTAGTAATGGTTCTGGTAGATTAGGAGATGGTACAAATTATAGTAAATCATCTCCCGTACAAATTGCATCTCCTTCTTCTTGGACGTCGGTTTCTGCTGGTGGTTCACATACAACCGCAATAAGAAGTGATGGTGCTCTTTTTACTTGGGGTCTTAATACTTTTGGTAGATTAGGAGATGGTACAACAGTTAGTAAATCGTCTCCCGTACAAATTGGAACTCCTTCATCATGGACATCGGTTGATGCTGGTCTTTCACATACATTAGCAATAAGAAGTGATGGTGCTCTTTTTGCTTGGGGGTATAATAATGGTGGTAGATTAGGAGATGGTACAATAGTTAGTAAATCCTCTCCCGTACAAATTGCATCTTCTTCATCATGGACATCGGTTAGTGCTGGACTGGCACATACATTAGCAATAAGAAGCGATGGTACTCTTTTTACTTGTGGTGCCGGCATTGCTACTGGTAGATATTCAAGTATTGTTACACCCGCTAAATTAAATAATACATATTGGAAAAGTTTAAGCATATCACAACATGCAGCTGGAGTAACTACTAATGGAAAACTTTTTACTTGGGGTAGAAATTTGGAGGGTCAATTGGGAGATAATACTAATGTAGATAAAATTACTCCGACTGAAGTTCCATCGGTATTTCCAGGATTTTCTAAAATAAAAATATCCGCCGCAATAAGAAATGATGGTGCTCTTTTTTCTTGGGGGAGTAATTCTGACGGCCAATTAGGAGATGGTACAGTAATTTATAGATCATCTCCAGTACAAATTGGAACTTCTTCTTGGACCTCTGTTGATGCTGGAGATAGACATACATTAGCAATAAGAAGTGATGGAAGACTTTTTGCTTGGGGTCATAATACTACCGGTCATTTAGGACTTGGAGATACTGTTTATAGATCATCTCCCGTACAAGTTGGAACTTCATCTTGGACATCGGTTTCTTCTGGATATAAAAGTACAACCGCAATAAGAAGTGATGGAAAGCTTTTTACTTGGGGGCGAAATTCTTTTGGCCAATTAGGAGATGGTACAGTAATTTATAGATCATCTCCAGTACAAATTGGAACTTCATCTTGGACATCGGTTGATGCTGGTCTTTCACATACAGCCGCAATAAGAAGTGATGGAAAGCTTTTTACTTGGGGGCTAAATGATGATGGTAGAATAGGAGATGGTACACTAATTTACAGATCATCTCCCGTACAAATTGGAACTTCATCTTGGACATCGGTTTCTGGTGGATTTAGACATACAGCCGCAATAAGAAGTGATGGTGCTCTTTTTGCTTGGGGTAGTAATTCTTTCGGTCGATTAGGAGATGGTACAACAGTTAGTAAATCCTCTCCCGTAAAAGTTGGAGCTTCATCATGGACATCTGTTAGTGCTGGAGTATATCATACAGCCGCAATAAGAAAAGATAGTGCTCTTTTTGCTTGGGGTAATAATGGTTCTGGTCAATTGGGAGATGGTACAATAGGTAATAAATCCTCTCCCGTACAAGTTGCATCTCCTTCATCATGGACATCGGTTGATGCTGGTCCTTCACATACAGCCGCAATAAGAAGTGATGGTGCTCTTTTTTCTTGGGGGTATAATAAATCTGGTAGATTAGGAGATGGTACAGTAATTTATAGATCATCTCCCGTACAAATTGGAATAGGTCTTACTGGGTGGAATCAAGCTAATGTTGGACCAAAACATACCACAGCAATAACAACTGATGGAAAACTTTTTACTTGGGGGTATAATAATAATGGTCAATTGGGAGATAATAATACACCTTATAATAAATCATCCCCCGTTCAGCTCGGAACATCATCTTGGACATCTGCTGGCGCATACACAGCAATAAGAAAAGATGGTGCTCTTTTTACTTGGGGGGCTAATAACTATGGTCAATTGGGTAGCAATATCTCCGACTCAATATTACCTTCAAGATCATCTCCAGTACAAGTTGGAGCTTCATCATGGACAGCTGTTAGTGAAGGCACCTTCCATAGAGCAGCAATAAGAAAAGATGGTGCTCTTTTTACTTGGGGGAATAATGGTTCTGGTCGATTGGGTAGCAATAACGACGAATTGACATTGCCTTCAAGATCATCTCCCGTACAAATTGCATCTCCTTCTTCATGGACATCTGTTAGTGCTGGAGATATAAATACATTAGCAATAAGAAGTGATGGTAATCTTTTTACTTGGGGGAATAATGCTCTTGGTCAATTAGGTTTAGGGGATGGTGTATATAGATCCTCTCCAACAGCCGTTTATTCTAATATATTTGGTAATAAAGTTATAGCGAGTTCTAGTATCAAAACTACATTCTCAATAAGAAGTGATGGTGCTCTTTTTGCTTGGGGTAAAAATAGTTTTGGTCAATTGGGAGATGGTACAATAGTTAGTAAATCGTATCCTGTACAAATTGGAACTTCGTCATGGACATCGGTTAGTGCTGGTGGTTCACATACAGTAGCAATAAGAAGTGATGGTGCTCTTTTTACTTGGGGGAATAATGCTTCTGGTCAATTAGGAGATGGTACAATAGTTAGTAAATCGTATCCTGTACAAATTGGAACTTCTTCATGGACATCTGTTAGTGCTGGAGATACAAATACATTAGCAATAAGGTTAGATGGAAAACTTTTTGCTTGGGGGAATAATGGTTCTGGTCGATTAGGAGATGGTACAATAATTAATAAATCCTCTCCCGTACAAATTGCACCTACTTCATCATGGACATCGGTTGATGCTGGTGAGTCACATACATTAGCAATAAGAAGTGATGGAAAACTTTTTGCTTGGGGGGCTAATGACTTTGGTCAATTAGGAGATGGTACACGATATAATAATAAATCGTCTCCCGTAACAGTTGGAACGGGAACTTCATCTTGGACATCGGTTTCTGCTGGAACCGTACATACAGCCGCAATAAGAAGTGATGGAAAGCTTTTTACTTGGGGGTGTAATGATGATGGTAGATTAGGAGATGGTACAAAAACTTATAGATCGTCTCCTGTAACAGTTGGAACGGGAACTTCATCATGGACAGCTGTTAGTGCTGGTGGTTCACATACATTAGCAATAAGAAAAGATGGAAAACTTTTTGCTTGGGGTGGTGGTGCCTTCGGACCAACTACATCCACTAGAGGGGCAATCGGCGATGGGTTTGATGTCCCAAGATCGTCTCCCGTAACAGTTGGAGCTGGAACTTCATCATGGACAGCTGTTAGTGCTGGTCTATACGATTCAACCGCAATAAGGTTAGATGGAAAGCTTTTTACTTGGGGGTATAATAATAATGGTCAATTAGGAGATGGTACAATAGATAATAAATCGTCTCCCGTACAGATTTCTTCATTTTTGCCATCATTATCAACAATTAAATCTGGATATAATCATACGTTATTGACAAATAGCAACGGAAAACTTTTTGCTTGGGGACGTAACCACGTTGGTCAATTGGGAGATGGTACCCGTATAGATAGATTAGCTCCCGTACAAATTGGTATATCATCATGGTCATCTGTTTTTGCTGGCGGAAATAATTCAGGAGCAATAAATACATAATATGTCTGTAATACCTAATAGATTTCACGGAAGTACAACTTTTAATTCAAAAATTAGAAGCTATGACCATTTGGGTCAGAGAGTAAGAAGAACTCTTGGCGAACCATTAATCGAGATAGAGGTTAGTAGCGAACAAATGTATGAGTTCATTGATATTGCTATAGAATGGTTTACTAAATTCTCAGGCGTCACGGAAGAATATTTAATATTCAGATCTGATTTATATCAACGTGGCGTTGGATTGAAGATAGATAAATTATTCAGCGTAACACCGGAAATGTATAATTCTGATGATACTACAAATCCATCACTAAGTGCTGGATATGACTTTGACATGGATGATTATAGAAAAGTTGTTGATGTATTTTCAATAGAACAAGGAAACACAAGTGGAGTTAATACATTATTTACTATTGAAAATACAATAGCACAACAAGCATATTTCGGTCATTTATTGGGTAATGTGGGGTATGATTTAATAACATGGCATTCCCTAAAAGAGTGGTTGGATACTAGAGAAAAATTATTAGCATTAAAACCATACTTTAGATTTAATCCAGACACTCAAATATTAAAATTAATACCAGAACCCAATCAATCCATGACATATTTTGGATTAGTGGGATGTAAAGTTCAAAAACCAATAAGAGATCTCGTATCCCAACTTTGGGTGTTCAGGTATGTATCAGCATTAACAAAAATACAAATGGGGCATACTAGAGGCAAATATGGGGGTACTATTGTTTTTGGGGGTCAGAGTATAAATTATCAAGATGTAATGTCTCAAGGTTTAAAAGAAAAAGATGAACTTGAAAAAGAATTGATGACAAATTATGTAGATTCGGATCCCGTTAGATTCTTTGTCGGTTGACCAAGAACTAATTTAAATGAAACCAAGCGGTAAAAATAAAAATTTTGTACAAGGAAAGTTTAATCCTAAAAATATAGAAAAATATAAGGGAACATTTCCGATATTATATAGAAGTTCTTTAGAATTGAAATCCTTTCGATGGATGGATAATAATCCAAACATATTAAAATGGACTTCAGAAACTATTATTATTCCATATACATCACCCGCAGACGGAAAACTTCATAGATATTTTGTAGATCTTTCATGCGAAATGAAAATGAAAGATAATACTATAAAAAAATTATTAATAGAGGTAAAACCAGAAAAACAAACTCGGTTACCCATAGAATCTACGCGGAAGAAGAAAAAAACAATTTTATACGAAAGGTACCACTATGCAGTTAATTGTGCGAAGTGGGAAGCAGCTAAAAAATGGTCTTTAATTAAAGGATATACGTTTTTAATATTAACAGAAAAACATTTATCTTAATAATTTTGATGAAATTGAATAGTTATTGAATAAGTAAATAATATATGTCGAATAATGTGTATAAACTCTTGGTCGAAGAACCAACATACGAAGTAAAATACCTGATTGAAGAACAAAATCGAAATGCTCCGTCTACCATGTTTATTAAAGGACCGTTTTTAATGGCAAATGAAGCCAATAGAAACAAAAGAGTTTATCCACTAGAAGAAATGGTAAGAGAAGTTTCTCGTTATGACAAAGAGATGATTAAACAGAATAGAGCTACGGGAGAATTAAATCATCCACAATCACCAGAGATCAATTTGGAAAGAGCTTGCCACATGGTAACAGAACTTACTCAAGATGGAAATATATTTACCGGTAAATCAAAAATCCTTTCCACTCCAGTAGGTCTGGTTGTACGTTCATTGATTATGGATGGTGTTAAGCTCGGTGTATCATCTAGAGCATTGGGCAGAGTCGATTCCGATAAAGGAATTAATAGAGTTTCAGATTTTAGATTGGTTGCAGTTGACGTAGTAGCAGACCCATCAGTACCTACAGCATTCGTAAATGGCATCCTAGAGTCGAAACAATGGGTTCTTATGGATAGTGGAGAATTTGAACCAGTATACGAACAATTCGAAAAAAGAATTTCTAATTTACCAAAAATTAATAAAGATCAATATTTAAAAGAACAAATTATTAATTTTATTAATTCGCTAAAAACAATCTAAGTATAAATATAGTTATGAAAATGAAATCTTTCAAAGTAAAAGGAAAACCAGCAAAAAAAAGAGGAACTCCCGTCCCTCCAACTAAAATAATGAAATCTAAAAAAACTTACAACAAAAAAAATAAAAAAGATGTTGAATGTATGGAAGATTCCGTAAATATTAGATCTTTATTGTCTAAATTCGTAACAAACATTTTTGAAAAAAATTACGCTGAAGCTAATTCAACACTAAACGATGTTATCACAGAAAAAATGAAAAACAAAATCAAAAAGACTATCGCAAATAAAGAAAAGCATAGTAAATGTGATGAATGTGAAAATAAAGTAAAAAAAGTTGTTAAAAAGTAACAACTCAAGGATAAGTTATTATATATAAAATTTTATGGATGTAAAATCACTATTAGAAAAATTGGATTCTTCTATTATTTCCGAAGAAGTAGCTAAAGAAATAGCAGAAGCATTTGAAACCGCCGTTAATGAAAAAGTGGAAGCAAGAGCATCCCTTCAATTAGAAAAGGCATTATCACATCAAGACGATGATCACGCTGAAAAACTTAAAAAACTTTTAGAAGCAATTGATACTGATCATAGTGATAAACTTCAAAAGGTAGTTAATTCCATTAATGAGAACCATACTACAAAATTGGAACAGTTAGTTTCATTTTACCGCAAAGCATTAAACGAAAAAGCAGAAAACTTTTCTAAGAAAATCATCAACGAGCTTAGTACATATCTAGATCTTTATATTGATAAATTAGTACCAGCTGATCAATTGCATGAAGCAGTTGAAAACGTTTATGCTAAAAAACAACTTGATGAGATTCGCAAATTGGTTGGTATCGATGCAAGTTTTGTTAATAAACAAATTAAAAACACACTTTCAGAAGGAAAATCTATTATTGATGATTTGAATTCAAAATTGAATGAATCCAATAAAGAAAAACAAGAACTTTTAGAAAAAGTTCAAATAATTGAAGCTAACATGATTCTTGAGCAAAGAACAAAAAACATGATTAAAGCTAAAAAAGATTTCGTCGTTAAATTGTTGGGAGATAAATCCCAATCATACATCGAAGAAAATTTTAACTACGTAGTTGAGATGTTCGACGCTGGTGAAGAAGAAAAAACAACAGGGTTAGTCGCTGAAGCTAAACAGAACGCATTTAGTCGTAATGTTAAGGTTCCGACCTCTGTAATTTCCGAATCAAACACCAGTTCTAATCAAAGCACAGCTTTGGTTGGCGGATATCTGAGTGAATTAAAAAAATCAGAAGGGTATGCTAAAAAGTAATTTTTAAATATCTTATGACTTTATTTAATTCGTATCTATCAATAGAAGGAACAAAACAAATATGAAAACCGTAAATCCCGCAGTAGGTTACATTGACCGTTCTCGTGCGTCACAGCTCGTAGAAAAATGGGCACCAGTTCTCGATTACTCATCCGATAAGGTTGTACCAATCGAAGACGAACATGCTCGTTTAACTACAGCTATTTTGATGGAAAACCAAGAGCGTTGGTGTATCGAAGAAGCTGGTAATACAGCTGGTACATCTGGCGTTTTTGGTAACAATTCTGGTGGTCTTTATAACCCACCCGGATCTGTTAATTCCGGAGATAACTATGCAACAGGAGATTCCCGCTTACCTAAGATTCTTATCCCAATGGTACGCAGAACTTTCCCTGAGCTTATCACAAACGAAATCGTTGGTGTTCAGCCAATGTCAGGCCCAGTAGGTTTAGCATTTGCCTTACGTTACCGCTATGAAGCAGATAGCCTCGGTGCCAACGGCCTCGACGGTTATGCTACTGGTGCCACAAGCACATCAAACAGTGGTATTTCTCGTGCAAGTGCTGACGGTAAAGAACTCGGCTATCAATACTTGGATACACGATTCACTGGTACTTCAGCGACCTCACTCTCCGGCCTCGGAGGTTCGGGTACTGATTTCCAGATGTTGGATGAGGATAAAGGCGTTGCCGCTATTCTCAATCAATTTGAATTGACCGGAAATATTCCTCAAGTTGTTGTTGAATTCAGCAAAACAGCTGTCGAAGCTGGCACACGCCGCCTCGCCGCACGTTGGTCTGTTGAATTGGAACAAGATTTGAAGAACATGAATGGACTCGATATCGACAATGAACTCACTAACGCTATGTCTTATGAGCTTCAAGCCGAAATCGACCGTGAAATGGTCATGAGAATGGTTCAAGTTTGCTTAACAGCTGGTAGTGGAAATGGATATTCGTTCTGGTACGCTCAATCAGCCGACGCACGTTGGCTGGGTGAGAGAAACCGTGATTTCTACAGCAAGGTAATTGTCGAAGCTAATCGCATCGCAATTCGTAACCGCCGTGGTAGTGCTAATTTCATTATCGCTACACCTCGCGTTTGCGCAATCCTTGAGATGTTACCTGAGTTTCAGTGGATGCCAGTAAACGGCAACGTAAACACACAACCAACCGGCATTGCCAAAGTTGGTAACTTGGGTGGACGTTTCACAGTTTACCGCGACACACGTACAGACGCACAGTATCTAGATGGCAGACGCGCAGCCGCATTGGAATACGCATTACTTGGTTACAAAGGAACCGAATACTATGATACCGGTATTGTATATTGCCCATATATCCCTGTTATGATTCAACGCACAATTGGTCCAAACGACTTCTCTCCAAGAGTAGGTCTTATGACCCGTTACGGCGTAGTCGATCATATATTTGGCGCTAATTTATACTACCATACTATCATCGTTAAAGGTCTTGGTACCGATAATGTTGCTCAAGGCAATGGCAGACTCTACATGTAATACTACAGTAGCGCAAAGCTAACAAAAGAAACCCACTAATAGAAATATTAGTGGGTTTTTTGTATTTTTAAGTTTACTTATGATACAGGTATGTAATTATAATATAATATGCAAGAAAAATTATGTAAATGTGGATGTGGGGATGTTTTAAAAAACATAAAAAACACATATGTAGTTGGACACTCTAATCGAGATCCAGAGGTAAAACTTAAAAAGGAAAAAACATACATCCAAAAATATGGAGTTTCTAACCCAAGTAAGGCATTAAATATTAAAATTAAAAAAGAAGAAACTAATCTTAAAAAGTTTGGAACTAAATATGCATCACAAAATGAAGACATAAAAAAAGAAGTAAAGGAAAATTGGATTAAAAAATATGGAGTCGATAATCCATCAAAGATAGATTCGGTAAAAAAAATAATTTCAGAAAAAGTTAAAGCTTCTAGAGAGCGGGTAAGAGAAAAAACACAAAAAACATTTTATAAAACAATTTTGAAACGTTTATATGATGAAGGTAAAATGGTTTAAAATTCCAAAAAGTTTATTGATCAATAATTTCAGAATCTGTAATTTGCAATTTTTCTCTTCTTTGCGGTTTATCAAACATTTTCTGCATAATTTCATCTCTGGTTGCAATAACTATATTATTAGTTTGTGGTACTAATTTTGAAAGATGTGAATTTGATTCGAGTTCTAATTTTTTAATTTCGATATTAGCTTTGGTTTGTTTATTCTGTATATTAATTTTATTTAATTGATCTAAAGCTTTTGATGCGGAGTTGATTAATTGCGAAAGAGCGGATATTTCTTTTGGATCACTTCCTGCCAATATATTATCTCGAAAAGAAGCGATAGCTCCTAGAGTAGATTCAACCAATTCACTGGATTTATTATAAACATAGTCATTTACGGTTTCATCGGTCAGTATGGCTGTTTTAGGAGTATCCAGAGGGGTATTTGAAACTTTATTTATGGGAACGATAGAATCATCTTTTAATTGGTCGATAATATCATCTATTTCAGAATTTGTATTTGACATATATAAATATATTTACTAAATATTTATATGACACAAGTAATAATTCAAAACATAGGTAATTTTCATATTCCAAATGAAAAAACAGAAGAGTTGAAAAGCTGGCTTATTGATAATGATGGAGTTAAAACTAATTCAGATCAAGAGGCTCTTAAAGAGGTTATTGATAGAAAATACGAAGGTTCTCAGTTACTGAACGGTTAAAACTTGACTTAATCTTTCATATACTTTATTATCTAATAAAGTATGAACAAGTATAATTTACTTTGGGTTGAAAAATATAGACCCAAAAAATTAAATGATTTGATTTTATCAGATCAAAATAAAACGTTTTTTTCAAATCTATCTGATAATACCCCTCATCTATTATTTTATGGTCGGGCGGGTACTGGTAAAACCTCTCTAGCCAAAATTTTAGTAAATGATATATTGAAATGTCAATATTTATATATTAATGCGAGTGATGAAAATGGGGTAGATATGATTCGAAATAAGGTTATATCCTTTACACAAACTAAGTCTATCGATGGTAAGAAGAAGATAATTATCTTGGATGAATTTTGCGGCACAACTGCGGAAGCGCAACGCATATTGCGAAACGTAATGGAAGAGTATTCGGAAAACGCAAGATTCATTTTAACTGCAAATTTTCTAGAGAGAATCGTAGAACCAATACAATCCAGATGTTCATTGTTTAATCTTCAACCATCGTTAGATGATTTAGTTAAAAGATGTTGTTTGATTTTAAAAAATGAAAACATTACAGTACCACAAGATCAAAAACCATTATTGTTAAATTTAGTAGAAAAAAACTATCCAGATTTGAGAAGAATAATCAATGATCTTCAAAAATTTTCAATAACTGGAGTTTTATGTATACAATCAGATAATATTTTAAAAGATATAACACAAGATATTTTTAATATGTTATTAGATAAAACTGATGTTTTAAAAATTAGAAAAAAAACTATTGAGAGTGAGATGAAATTTAGTGCGGATTATCAATCACTACTTAAACAGTTATTTGAATATTTTTATGACTCAAATATTTTGGATATAAAAAAGAAAAATATTTTAATGGATATCGGTGAATATATGTATAGAGATATATCAGTTCTCGATAAAGAAATAAATTTCTTTTGTTGTATTATCTCGTTATCTAAAATTATTAATAATTAAATATTAGTATTTTTAGTTGGTAATGAGTTATCCGTTGGTTGATTTCCTAAATTAATATTAACAGTAACTACTTCTGGTTTAGTTCCTATTGGTTTTTCGTATTTATTAGGGACGCCTTGAACTGGTGGTAAATTATTACCGAAGTTTAAAACTTCTATTAAATTTAAATCTCCAGGTACTGTAAATTCACTAACTTCGGTACTATACTTAACACTTCTAGGATCCATCTTTAGAATTAGATATACGGAACCGGAACCTTCATTAGTATTAGCATCTTTTATATTTTGCTCTGAACCGGAACCAACAACTCTCTTTATAAAGAAAAAAACTTCTCTTTCAATTAAATCTTTTAAAACATTAAAAAATTCAGTGTCTTTTCCATAATGGGTTCCGCAATAAATAGACGTTAAAAAATCTTTTTTAAGTCTTACGGGTGAGCCTTCTCTGAAACCTCCATTCGAGTAGTGGGAAAACGCTTGTTCTAGAAGAGTATTGAATTTGTTAAACTTTGACATATTACTATAAGTATTTACACTTAAAATGGCTAAAATCGATCTAAATAATTTGGCACGGCCAAAACAAATTAATTCTCCGGATACTAAAATAAACGAAGAAGTTATAGATAAATCTTACATATATAGAGATTTACATTTAGATTTGAAAATGTCCGAAAATATAGGATCTGGAATAAATAATATCGAATCGGGGGATATTTTAGTGGATGATGATATTTTAGCTATTAAAAATTCAATGAGAAATATTTTTATGACAAATAAAGGAGAAAAACTTTTAAATCCGGAGTTTGGATGTTCATTTCTACAATATTTGTTTGAGCCGGTAAGCGAAGTTGTTGCTGGTATAATGGGTAGAGATATACTAGATACTATTTCAAACCTAGAAGATAGAATAATAATAGATAATATAAATATAGAACCCATACCCGACGATAATTTATACAATATTCAAATAACATATTCGTTTATTGAAATAAAAAAACAAAATATATTAAATATAATAGCACTTAGGGGGGGAGAAGTCTTAATATAAGATAATTATTAATATGGAAGATAAATTTTTAACTAAAAATTCTTATGTATCGTTTGATGCAACAAGTTTAAGAGATTTAATAGTTGATAGACTCAATAGAGGTAAAGTTTTTACAGATCAAAACTATCAAGGTTCAAACTTATCATCATTAATTGATGTTGTAGGATTTACTTTTAGTACATTAATGTATTATTTGAATAAAACATCATCAGAAAGCATGTTTTCAGAATCACAGATTTATGAAAACATGAATAGAATCGTAAAGATATTAAATTATAATCCAGTTGGTAGATTGGGGCAAACTGTTCCATATGTATTATTATTAACTAACATCATCCCCGCTGGTAATTACACGATTCCTAGATATAGTTATATATCAGTTGGGGGAACATACTATTCAATTAATCAAGATACAACATTTACCAAACTAACAAATAACGATGAAACTATTGATGTTATTGCAAATACATATTTAGCATATCAAGGAGTATATGATGAATATCCAATATACACCGCAATTGGAGTTGAAAATGAAATAGTATTTTTAGCACTAGATTCTGATATTTATATAGACCATTTAAACATTGACGTATATGTTAAAAAATTTGAAACTGATAATTGGGTTAAATGGACAAGATGTAATGAGTTATTTTTATTTTCATCAGCAGATGCGATGTATGAGGTTAGATTTAATTCTAATAAAAATTACGAAATAAAATTCGGTGATGATATTAATGGTCAAAAATTAAATGAAGGAGATCAAGTTTCTATTTTCTACTTAAAGGTTTCTGAAAACGCATCACCAATAGGTCCGAACTCATTGGTAAATTCTTCATTAGTATCTTATAATTCTATTAACTACGTAAATATATTATCAGATACATCCACTATATATGAAAATTTTTTAACACCATATCAATTAAATAACGTAAAATTAAATAATGATTATCCGTCATCAACATTTACATATGAAGAAAATGTCGATTCTATTAGAAAAAATGCACCAAAAACATTTAGAAGTCAATATAGATTAGTTACAGAAACTGATTATGATGCATTTTTAAGATTAAATTATTCTTTATTTTTATCAGATGTAAAAGTAGTTAATAATGAAAATTTTTTAGCAAATTATATAAAATATTTATATGATATCGGATTAGATGAACCACAAAAAGAAAATAGAATATTGGTTAATCAAGTAAAATTTGCTACTAGTTGTAATTTTAATAACATATATGTTTATATGATTCCTAAAAATCCAATACAGCAATATATAACACCACCACAAAAAGAAATTATTGTAAATGGATTAATAGATACAAAAACTATAACATCAAACATAGTTCCAATGGATCCCGTTTATATTTATATAGATTTTTATGTTGGTATCGTGAATGAATATCCATCTATAAATAATTTAAATTTTTCAAAATTGATTATAACAAAAAGCGCAAACAGTAGACGAGCAGATTCGGCTATAAAAGCTGATATTGAAAAAATATTTATAAAATATTTTGATAGAAACGTTAATAAATTAGGTCAACTTATTAATATTTATCAAATATCTACTGATATATTAAATATAGAAAGTATAGATCGAATACAAACTTACAGATCGGATGCTAATCTTTATGCTGAAGGGTTATCATTTTTATTTTGGAATAATATATACCCAGAAAGAGATGCAAATGTCTATTCACAAAACGTACAATTAGACAATTTTAAATATCCAATTTTTAATAGTTTAAATAATTTGTTTTCTAGAATTGAAATAGTTGAAAAAGCATCAGCAATTAAAACTGCTGATTTTTAACGTATGATTAATGTATCAAAAATATCGGGATTTGCAAAATCTACAAATTTCAGTTTTAACATAAGTGATAGCGCACTTTTACTTTATGATACCTTTTTATGGAATTTCGGTGATGGTAATATAAGTCAGTTAAAAGCACCAAGTCATCGATATGATTACCCCAATGATTATAAAGTTTCGGTTTTAGTATATAATAAAAAAAACGGAACTAAAGATACTTTTACTATAGATATAAAAGTTGTTTTATATTTAAGTGAATCTATATATTTTGATATAATACCCCCACCTACATTTTCCGGATATTATAATAAATATCCATTTAGGGTTAATATAACATCATCTAGGGTTGGAAAACATACTATAGACGTATCAACTCAATTTTCTAAATCATACGATAGACAAATACCAGAAAATAAATGGTCTTTTTTAAGACCAGAATGGAGAATTTTAGATTTAAATGGTAATAAAATAGAACATATAGATACTACTGATACGTTAATAAAAATAGATAATGATGGGGTTTTGAATGAAAATGGAACCGTTGTTGGTATAACAGGAACGGCTGAGTTTTATGTGGTTGATGATTCTTTCAATACCGATTTAGTTATAAATAATCATCCATATACAACCATAATTGCAACATTAAGAACTGATGAAGTAAAATCATTTCACGATAGTTTTAATTTAAATGAAAGTCTACCAAGTTATAGTAATAGTCTAGCAATAGCAATTGCACCATATATGTTTTTATGGAAAACTCCTGATAATTTACAAATAACTGAAAATGGTATTAAGGGGTTTGGTAAAAATAAATGGTCAAATTCCAACATTCCGATATTAACAAAGATATCAAATTATAATATTGAAAATACAAATACATTAGATGGTAATCACTTTAAAATGTATAATGAAAATTCATACATATGTCACGATATACCATTTAATTCTCAAAATAAATATACTTTGAATTTTTTAATTTGCGGTATAAGTGGGAATATATTACCATCAGATCGTAGTATAAATTATATAGATGATACTAATTTTAAAACACAGGGGTATTTTAAAGGAGTTTTAAAAACAGAATCTATATCAGCTGAAAACGTTATAATTAAATCTAATATAATAATAAATAATATACCATCGTTATCTGGAAATTTACATAATCCATTAATTTGGATATCAAATCCAGAAGCGGGAATGATGGCCGTTGCTCAATACTATTATTTCGATGAATTGGATAATATAACAACAAAAAATTTAAATAGAGCTAATTTTAAAGCATTCGATTTACCACTACAGAATTCATATAATGAAACATATCCATTAACTGGATTTCATGGAGTGTATTCCATTGCAGCATTGCCTGCACCAACATTTAATGCTTGGGTATCGGATTCGGAAACAAATAATATATATCGCATATCATCAATAGGACAGATTTTATGTTCAATAAACATTGACAATGTTTTAAGAAATAATAATTTAAATGCTTTAGTATCTAGAGACAGTTTAAATAATCAAACGTCACCATCATGTATAACATTAGATTCTAATCAAAATATATGGGTTACGTTATATGATACTACCTCATGTTTAAAATTTAATTCGGATGGTATTTTTCTATTTGCAACATCCCCATTAAATAGTTTATCTTATAATGTAAGTGCAAATTCTAGTTTTTATAATTTATTTTTACAAAATTCAAACGGCGTAAGATCAAATACAAATGATTTTGATTTTAATATATTAGAACCCACATGCATAGACGCGGACTCTAATGACAATGTTTGGGTATCATATTCTAATTTATTAAGTGGGATTGTTATAAAATATAATCAAAGTGGGATTTTACAAAAAGCAATATCATATCCTATAACATTTTCACCAAACCAAATAAAATGTGATAAGGATGATAACATTTGGATAACATGCTCACAAACTATAGAAAAAAGAAATTCTAATGGTGTATTACTGAGTTCTTATGGTGTATATGACCAAATAAATCACTTATGTTTAGATAAAAATCAAAATCCATGGTTCACTTATAGCTATCAGTGGGTCGGATCAATAGATACCATAACAGGAATTCAAAAAAATATAAAAATGTCTACTGGATCATATTCGGAAAATCCACCAGCATGGATGTCTACTTCAAACTCCATAAGCGGAGTTATATTCGATGAGAATATGCTAGAAGGTATAGCATCCGATATTTTAGGTAGAATTTTTGTAATAAATTCCATAGAAAATAAAATATATATAATAGATTCTATAACAAATACAATTATTGATTTTTTTCATATTGGACCAAATGGATTTAATTTTATAACTAGAAACAAAGAAGAATACAATCAAAATACGGATATTGAATTTAATTATTGGAATAAATCAGCACAAGCTCAGGGAGATTGGACTGGGTTTCATTGGACCAATAAATACGGTAAAAGTAAATTAAATTTTTTATATCCAACATCATCTAACATTTTTCTGTCTGGGGAAACGGATTATATAAATTTTTACGATAAAAACCCATATGAAATTTTTAAAATAAATGAAAATTTTGATTTATCGGAAAATATGAGATCGGTAACATTTCAAAAAAATATCAGAGAAAATGATTTTTTGTTTGATAATTTTTTAGGTTCTATTTTTGGTAAATATCCATTTGAACATGATGATTTGGGATTAAATACATATGAAAAAATATCAAATTTTACTATAAATCATTCAGATGTAGACACTTGTGATATAAATTCGTTGTATGATATTTCAAATATGATGGATTTAAATAATGACGATTTTAAAATTAATTTTCCACAACAAATTAAAAAAATAATGGATATTTTAAGTATAAATAAATCTAAACTATGGGGATCTACATTAGATGACAAATATAATTTTAAAAAATTAAATAAAAATAATAATTTTAATCGCGGAGAGTTAATAACATTATCAGCATATACGGTAAATGCTGGTGATAAATTTCTATTAAAAATAAAAAATTTAAATGAATATCGATTAATAAATTCTGGATATTATTTTAATTCTAATGTTCCAATAACAAGTTCTATAAATGTTGGATCATCCACTTATACAATAAATGATTTGGCAATATTTCTAAAGTTAGATGATAATTTACAAATAAATCAAAATTGGAGCGATTTTTATGAATTTTATGAGTTTGTTGACTCTCAACATGAAATATTAGTTGAGAATATAATAGATTGGGAAAATGAACAAACGACATTAAACAGAAATTTATCATCCATTAAAAAATGGACAGAACCCGAAGGTATTATGGAAACAATATTTTCTTATTATTTATATAAAGGATTTGAGTTAATTTAGCTTTAAAAATAATTTTTTTTTCTAAATATTAAAATAAATGGCAACTACAACACCAACGACGATATCTGAAGGATATTCTGCTAAAAAAAGAATAGGGTCTATATGGCCATTTGATATTTATGATATAGAGCCAGTATACATAAATTCTGAACAAAAATTAAACACGACTAAAACTTTAAAAAAATATCAAACACAAAACTATGTTAATATTCTGAATTCTACAACATATGGAAATGAGTTATTATCGTCGCTTAAGGATCCTTATTTTAATTATGGTAATATGATATATACAGAATATGGAACATTTGATAACCAAAATCTTGATTTTTATACAACATATTTATCAGCATTAACGTTTAATAAACCATCCACTTTTTCATTTACACCATCAGGCCGCTTATCAACTATTCATAAAGAGTCTCCGATTTTTAATATTATATCTACTATATATAAAACTGATGTATCCGCAGCATCCAGTCATGCAATTTTATTAATACCCGAATCTTTATTTTTATATCCTACTAATTTAAGCGTTAGTGGTGATCAATATACATTAACATTAAATACTGTATTATTATCATCATATACTAAATCATATTCCGGTACTAATATTGAACGTAAAATATATAATGACATTTTTAAATATTTATATAGTAAACCATTAACGGGAGATATTAGTACTCCACTAACACATAAAATATTATATGATATTTTTGCATATAAATTTGTTAATAGTAGAAATTTACAAAATGATATAGATATATATGTTAATGATGCATCAGTTTATTTAGAACCATACGAATCCAATTTTAAAATTAGACCATATGATATATATTTACAGTATGAAACAATAGCAGTAAACTCATTAAACTATACTTTTTTATCGGGCGACTCAATAAACAATTATAACTTGGGTAGAGAAAGACCAGAACTAAGCGAATATAAAACATTTGATCAACAAATGGGTATCGTATATGATGATTTATATTCTAATAGCACAATAGATTTTTTAATAGCGATAAGTTCTATTGATGACAATTATGGTGATACTGTAGAAAATTCAACTCAATATTTAACTTTAAATTTAACGAGTGGTAAAGTGGAATATATACTATTATCCGACAACAATAATATAAATTTATCGATTCCAAAATCTTTAGAATTATCATATAAAGTAGATTCTGAATATTTTGTTGAAAACACAAATATTAATTCTTTTACAAACGTAGCATCGAGCCTTAGTAATAAAATTATTACATATATATTACCATATCCTCCTCATTATTATACATTTACTGCATGTTTTTCAAGTTCAATTTTAAATGGGCAAAAATTTAAAAATTATGGAAACACAACTTTAAATTTTAATTTATCGTGTGGCATAAGTAAAAGTTATTTTTCAGATAAAACATCGACCTCAGTTTCTGCTGTTGAAATATCATCATATTTAGTTTCCGATTTTAATATTTTAAAATTGCATTTTGATACTTTTTGTAAAAATGATAAAATAATATTTTATGCATATACAATAAAAAATAATATATCGGAAATAGTAAGGTCTGCATACTTAAGTGCATTATCATGTTATTACGGTCCTAATTTCAATACGTATTATGATTTAAATGATCCAATATATATTCCGGCAGCATCAGCATCTCGATTAATAATAAAATATCCAGGTGAAATATATGGAGAATTTGAATTATGTTTAGCGGCATCATTAAGCTGTTCAAATTTAACGCAAATAGACATAGATAAAATATTACCCATAACGTTCTCTTTAGGACATCCTATAGTACCATATCAGTATCCAATTATAATTAAAAAATTAAAAGAATCCGAAAATAGAATGGATTTGAGTTGTCAATCTTTGAGTGCTGATAATTTAATATCAACTAAAGATTTAACTAATAGTTATATATCTTGGTCATATGCACCAACTTCTAAAAATGTTAAAATATTTGCTATAGATTATAATACTCTTTTACCATATACAGAACCGCAAACAGAAATAATATCTGGAGAATCTTTACTTTGGTCATCATCAACTAGTAATATATGTATATCGGGATATGATTATCAAAAAATAGTAGTAACACTTTCATCTCAAAAATATAATGAAATATCTGAAATTAGTAATTTATTTTATGATTATTATTATTTAGATGAAAGTCAATTAACAATAACATCATCAGATATCAAAAGAAATAAAACTGTTAATTTTTCATTAAGTGTTACGCGAGATTATTTCGGTACTACGTTTATAAATATTCCATCATCGACTCTTATTAGATGGGATTATGACTATTATAACAAAGATTTAGTATCTATTTATTATAGAGGTAGTTCATATTCGGAAAATACTCTTTTGTATAGTATAGATTTAAGTTCTATTGATGTTGTTATTTCAGCAGATTATAGTGATTTTATATCACAAATTGAACCAATAACTTTTAATGTTTATATGCCAGTATCTAATGATACTAAAACTACGTCATATTCCACAGATATTTGGTTATTTGCAAATGATAATATTTTAAATGTCGATTTCGATGTTCAATCACAAACATTAACATCTTCCAATAACAAAGTTTATAAAACTAGAAATGGCGAAAATCTTATTTCAAGACCAAAAACAGATTTAAACAATTTTATTTTTAAAGGTAATACAGATGTTATACCATATTTAAAATACGATTCATTGAATTGGAATATTTCAACTAATACGAATTACAGTTTAACGACTGCATATTCAGATGTGCCACAATTAAGCGTTGTATTTAGTAATATCATCAATAGTTATAACATATCAAAAGCTATAATTACATTATCAGCATATAATGCATATTTACCTAATTGGATACTAGGTAGAAATATAAGCGAATCATTTACTTTAAATTTTTTAACCGAATCGCAACTTAAAAATAAATTATCCTTTAATATATATTCACCATACACTTGGCTTACGGGATCGAGTGGAAATATTACACTATTAAATAATTCTAATTTTAAAACTCTTTCATATGCACCGACAGCATATGGTAATAAAAAATCAAATTCGCAGAATTTTTATGTTTCATGCAACAATATTTTTGATGAATATAATTTCTATTACGGATTAAATCAAAATTATATAACAACTTTAAGTACCATTTCGGGATCCATAGACATTCCATATACTAATGAAATGTATTCGAATGACGGAGCTACTATTTATTTAACAGCATTTAAAAATGATATATTCCCAGAATATGATGGATTAACTTTCGTGGGATTAACATCATCAAATAATGAATATATAGGATATTTTCCGATAACGGCAAATACACTACCTTTTAATTATACATATATTAATACATCTTCGGCGTTTTTACAATCCCCTAAATTGTTAGAGTATAGTAATTTTTATTTATCATTCAGCGTAAATAAAACTGCTATGGATTTGGATAATAATATATTCATACGAATTACTCAAAAATTATCACCATTTTCAATAGATGAACCATTTAGATTATATGATTCTGAAAATATAGAAACTATTAGATATGTATTATCATGTAAATATTGGGAAAATTATATTGAACTACCGTCAGTTGATGGTTCATATGACGCATTTATATTAAGAATAGGAGATCCATCTGAGATGTTAACTGTTAAAGATTCCGAAATATTAACAATGGTTTTGTCGGTTTCTTCACCCATCGATATTATAATACCGGAAAGTACATTTAATAATATACTTACGTCTCAATATAACGGAGATAGAGCTTTATGGAATAGTAAAAGTTTAAATTTTAAAACATCAAATCCAATAACTATATTTGCATTTAGTACAAGTGTAAAACCGGAATTATTTATATCTTCATATTATAGTGTAACCGGAAACGATATATATTTCCAATTTGAAACTCCGGATAATAGTTTAACATATAAAATAACATCTTATGATTTATTTTTTGGTGATGGATTATCAGCAAAAGCAGTTAATGATTTATCTATATTTAAAACATACGATAAAGATGGATTATACAATATATCATATAATGTATACTATAATGATAGCACATCCAAGTTTTTCGAGATTGACATGCCAATTTCGATATTTAATGAATGGCCGTATTATAATCAAGAAAAAATAAGATTATTATCAGAAAATCAATTATCATTCGGAAATGAATTAGAGAACACCTATAGTTTAGATCAAATCGAAATACAACCAAATGAATGGGCGGATGTTGATATATTTAATACGGCAATAACAAGATTACAATTTAATTTAGATTATCTAAAATATAACACTCAAACTTTAAGTAACAATTCTCCTAAATTATTTTATGGATGGTTAGGTGTAAATATTGAAAATAAAACATCAGGAATATCTTGGCATACAAAAAATTATAAATCTTTACATGTAAATTATCCGAATAAATCAACATCAACAACATCGGGAAGTTTTAAAAATTTAAAAGATGTAATAGAAGTAAAAGATAGATTTTATGTTATAGATGATACCACAATAAGAGCATTTTCATCATCTAAAATACCACAAGAAATATTTTTTGAAAATTCAAATCTAATAGATGAATTATTAGTTAATCCAGTATCTATAGATATAGATGAAACTGGAGAAAATATTTATGTGGCTGATAATTTTGCAAACAAGATATATAAATTAAATTTAGATTTCGATTTATATCCACCACAAATGAATATACAATTGAACATTGGTAATTTTGGAGAACGAGAAGAACCTAATAAGTTAAATTCACCAACAGAATTGATTTACAAAAAACAAACTATTTTTGTATTAGATTTTAATAATCAATGTATTAAACAATATACAAAAGATTTAAATTGGATGTTTACATATTACAGTGATTCGTTTGTAGACGATCAACCGATAACATTTGCGATTCACCCAGAAACATTAATGTTATATGTTTTAACTCAAAATTACAATATTTATATTTTTGATTATTTTAATTCTAATAATTTTGAAATTTTGAATATTTCCGATATAGATAAAACAGAAAATCCAATAAAAATATTTTTTGATGAATATGGAGATTTCTTTTATATTTTAACTAAACAAAATATTTATAAATATACAGCATCAGGAACTTATGCAACTAAAACAATAATACCGAATATGGATAAATTAAATTTTATATCCGGTAAAAGTTCGTTTTATAGGTCTATTTTAATATTAACTAAAAATAGTGTATTAAAATTTAACGATATCGTTGAATTATTTAAAATAGGTGATGGACTTCAATATAGTTATTGGAATGAAAATCAAATAAAATTAAATAAAGATGATCTTGCTTTGGATTTAAATTATAATTTAAGCTTAACAAGGGTATGCCAAAATATAAAACAATTTAGAGATAATTTGAATTCAAAATTTGTTTTAGTTTTAGAAAAAACAAATTTCGGAATTATCGAATACTTTTCAATATACCCAATATCTACTAAAAACAAATTAGTCTTTTCTGATGATATAGAAAATGAAAAAATAGATATAGGTGTTAATGAATTTCACATACCCCAAGTTTTAAATAGAGAATTTAAAAAATTATATATAGCATTGGAACAATTAAGAGATTATTTAGAAATAAAAGACATTAGGGGTGATATTGGAGATATTGATGAAATAACCGATGGATGCAGAGGTTCGTTTTGTTGGTCTTGGAAAGCAATGTCATGTTATTCACTATCATTACCAACCATAAAAATATGTAATATAAATCCAATAACATATAGTGAATTGGAAAGTGCATTTCCGGATGAATATGTATACGCACCATCAAAAACATACGGTAAAGCGGAATCCGATTGTTGTTCCAACGTAAAATCACCACTAGAAACATAAATATTATTATGAATAGATTTCATTCTAAATATCACCGATCAAATCATCACACCGCAGTAAATAATACTAATCCAGATGCGGGTCATGATCCGATAGCGAGTCATGATTATCCATTTCAAGGTGATTTTGTAGTTAATGGTAATATTAAAAATATTATTTACACGGTTGAATCTTTTGCGGGTACTACACTAACATTACCCACATCATCAAATCAATTACACATCAAACCAACAACCCCAGGGGTTACTATTAATACTATAACTGGAGGATTAACGGGAGTTATTTATAGCGTAACTAACCAAAGTACAAATGCCGTATCAATAGCACATAATAACAGTACAATTTATGTTAGAGGCGCAGCTAGTTTAAGTTTAGGGTCATATACATCATGTAATATAAAATACATAGCAACTAATATATATTCGGTGTGGTAATTATAAGAAATAACTATAAATACTCATATTATGTTTTTTAATTTATTATATTTTATATGTATATCTTTGAGTTTTTCATATATGTGGAGTTTTTCTGAATTTTTTAGACCATTTAGGAATTTTTTATCTAAAATACCATACATAAAAAAACCTTTACTCTGTCCGGAATGTTGTTCATTTTGGATTGGAGTTTTAGTTTCATTTTTATATAATCCGATTGTTATATATTATAATATCATGTTACCAAATATTATATGCGGTCTTGTCACTCACCTGTTTGCGTGTTTAATATATAAGAAAAAAACATCATCTTTGAATATTATAAACTAATATATAAATAATAATATGAAATTGGAAGAAATAAAACAAACTAATAAATATCAAGAAGCAACTATTCTATTTTTAGAGAATGATAATTTATTTAAAGATGAATTTATTAAATTTGCACCAAAAATAAGTTCAGAGATAGAAAGCGCATACGGAAACCCAACATGTTCCTGTCGTGATACTATTATACAGTTTATAAATGAAAATTCTGATGATTTTTTAAATTTTTTATATACATATTTGATTGAAAATAATAAAATTATTTCTTTTGTAGATATTTTACTTAAAATACCAAATTATGTATCTTTGATTGGTAAGGTAATAAAAACATCAATTTCAGAGTGGGAGAATTTTTCTAAAACCTTACGTGAAGAAAATAGTTATTTTAATTTTTTTTCAGTTGTTAAAGAAAAAGATGATATTTTAGTATTTTTTCTATAATAAAAATATATAATATAATTATAATGAATTTTAAAGAAATATTTCCATCATTTAGCGATTTAACAACAAGTACTGTTGCGCAAATAACATTATTAATGGATGAATATTTCAATTCATTATATTTTGGAACTGATGAATCGTCAGTCAGTAGTTATTATATAAGAGTTTCGGATATTTTTGCATCGGAAGAGTTAACGACAATAACAGCGCCCGCTACGGTAATAATAAACCCTAAAGATATAGAAACGAGTAATAAATTATACAAGTTAAAATATACATGCACAACTGGAGAAACATATACTCAAACATTTTTTTACAAAAATAGTTCAGATTATGATTTAAGTTTACCGTTTCCGTATGATCTTGGGGATCCTAGAAATTATCCAAAGACGTTTAATTTCAATTTAACTGGATCGTTTTTCAAACAACATATATTAAAAATAGAAGTTTATGACTTCCTGAATGAAGATCCGCGTCCAATTTATTTTATAATAGACGTAAAAGCTCCAGAATTAAATGTAGATAATCCATTTTTCGACGACTTACATTTAATATATAGTAAAATTTTTGACTTTGATGATAAATTGTTTTACGTTTTTGAAAGTCAAACCCCCAATTATATTTTACCAGTAATAGTTAAGTGGCAAACCTATAACGATTCATTTGTTGAAATTAATACAAACAAAATAGATATAAGACCATATAGGTTATCCAATCCATTTGAAATAGATTCATCATCAATTAATTCAGTTCCATTAAATTTTTCATACGACTTTTTAAACGATAATGGATATAGTTACAGGAATAACATTCAAAAAATAGGAAATAAATATTATTTATATATGAATGATGGATCTTCAATAGAGTTGGGTAATTTTAATATTAGAACATAACACTTATGTTATTAAAATGTAGATTTTTATAAAAAAAAAGTAATTATTTAAGTGAGTATATATAATGATAATATAAACAGTGGAAATTTTTATGTCAGGAAAATTGATGGGCAAATAGACACATCAAATAGTTTTTTATCGTCAATTTATATAAAATATGAAAATATAAATACTTTTTTTTATAATGATTTGATTGATAATAGAATTAAAAATATAGATGTTTTATATGATGTGATTTTCATAGAAACGCGGAATGGGTATATTTTTGAAAAAATTTTAACTGATGATGATAATAAGATATACCCATATAATAATAATAATCTATTCACACCTATTATTAATACATCACCATCCTTTTGGTTTGATGATAAAAAATTAGTTATATATATAGCGGATGTAATATATGGAGAACAAACCAGTACATCTTTTAATTTTTTCATTTCAATTAAAGAATTTGATTGTAAATCTGGTAAATTATTTAGTTCTTCGAAAGACCAAATTATATTTAATTGTTCAGATACAACTAATTGGGGAAATTTTACACCAACACTAGAACAACCTAAGTTTTCATTTAATGAAAATACTAAAAATTTTAATTTAAGTTTTATATTTAGAAATAAACAAAACAATATTGGTATCGTGAGTGCAAATTTTTCACATTTAAAAGTCTTTAATTTGGATAAAATAAACTTATATTCTGATTTTTTAAAGGTTTCTAATTCATATCACATATCACTTTAATGATAAGTATTGAATAATGAGTAACACGGAAATAACAGTTTTTAATACTTTAAGTTCTATTTATTGGAAACCTGTAAATTTTACAATATTAGACGAAAAAATCAATTTGAATAAAAATCAAATATTATTCACTAATGGAATGAAATTTAATTTTTATGATTTTTTAAAAGACGGTAAGGATTTTTCATCAAATCGAAAAACTTCTTTTTTACTCACGGATTTAAAAAATAATAAAGATTTTTTAAATGATAATACAATTAAAAAGGAATCGAATGATTTATCAGTAATTAAAAGTCCAATTTATATAACAGATGATAATTCTAAAAATTTGATAATTAGAAGACAAAAGATAAATAATTTCAATCAATTAATAACATCATCGGAAATCATTGTAGATGATGTGGATGTTTTAAATTTTGTTTTTAATACTGATGGATATGTGTCAGTAATAGATTATGATGGATATTATTTGACTTCGACGTTTGAAAATGTCCCAGGAGGATTAACATTTCAGAAAAAAATTATACCGGAAAATCAAGCTCAACAATTTGATTATTTTTTAGGTGATAATAATATAGTTTTATTCGAAATAAACGATTCAGATAAAACACCAAGATATAGAAATGCGGTTACGTTATTTAATACTGGGGTATATGGGTTAAGCACTATAACTAAAATGATATCAAGTAGTGTATTTCCAAAACAAATGGTATTAGATTTTGTATCATACTCTAAATATAATACTAAAGAACAAACGATAAAAGATAGTTTTATTGTTAAATATTTAACAGGGTTAGAAAATAATATTAATGATTTAAAAAAGGATACTTCAGTTACCGAAATGAAATATTCTCAAAATTATTTAGGTGTATTTCCAAGTGAAAATTTTGTAGAAAGCTACAACGAAATGACATTTCCGATTATTTTTCATGGATTAAAAAATTATCAAACACCGGAATATAATTATACACTTGGATTCAATTACTTAAATAATCAACAAGCCGTTCGTCGGTTATATGAAAAAATACACACAGGAACCAATCAAACAGGGGGACTTAATAATGTTTTTTTAGGATTTAATTCTAACACTTTAAAAATGGAATTTAAACCGGATACTACATCTTACTTTTATTTTCCATCAACGATGGATAGAGTTAAATTATCCGATTCTGGATTGATAGAGGATGGTTCTATTAGCGGACAAATACCATATAATTCAGATAGAATATCAATTAAAAATAAAAATTATTTAGAATTAATACCAGATTCAAATCAACCAGAATCTATAAAAAATCAATCTAACACTTGGTTATGTTCATGGTTATCTGGAAATATTGATGGCGATAAAACGTGGATGAGTAGATATTATAATGCCGCATACTACACTATAGATCAAGCATTATCATCTAAAGTTATTTTATATAATGATAAATTAGATCCAACATTAAATTACACCTATGATATTGAATCGGAAATGTATTTAGAACCTGGAGTTTTATATGAATATACAAGAATTGGGCAAAAAAACAGAAAAACTTTTATTAATTATTTATCAAATTCTTCTTTATTACAAATAACAAATTGGAATTCTCAATCTTTAAAATATGATTATAAAAATGATCAATATGGATTATTATATTATAACGACATAAATAATTTAAAAGGAAATTATTTAAATTTAGATGGTAATAATCATGCATTGTTTCCAGCAACAACCGAATTATTGGAATCTAATAAATTAACAGTTTCATTTTGGTTAAATGTTAATGATTGGAAAAAAATAAACGGATATCAAATTTTTGGAAATTATTTTGACGGTGGGTATGGTTTAATAAACGATTCATCAATAACCACACCTATAATAACCATTATAGATAATTATAATAATAATATTTATAATTTAAACTATAAATTTTCAGTATTATCTAAAAATAACATTCCACTTTTTAATAAAAATGAATCTAATGGTAACGATTATCAAATAATACAAAGATTAAATGATTTTAGCTATTGGATTTTTGATAAAAAAAATATATCGGGTATAAAATATAATATCAATAATGACATTATAATAAAAGTTGATAGGCAAACAATTAGTGATTTACATCCACTTAAAGAAATAACTCAAATAGAAATAGATTCTAAGGAATTTATCTACATATATGACAATAAAATTAAAAAGTGTATAGTTCTAAATACTTTTGGAAAATTTGAAAGATCTGTTGATCTTTCATCAAATACCAATCGAATAGAAATAGATTTAAATGATCAATTATTAAGTTTATATGGAAATAGTTCAGTTATAGATAATTATAATAATATATGGGAATCGGTAGGTTCTAATTTATATAAAAATAAGAAGTTTATTGCTAATATAGGAACGGTTCAATATTTAACGGTTGATGATAATGATAATTTATGGATTTTACATGGTCAAGATAGTATAACAAAAATAAACGTTTTAGATAATAAAATTTATGATGGTTATCCAAAAAGATTTGGTAAAAATTCAAGACTAGCAGAAGATTTAAGAGTTGATAATAGATTAAGATATAGGTATTTAAACTTTTTAAGAGTACGAAAAGACCTAAATTTTAAATCGTGTGATACAAGCAATATAGATTATGAAGATCAATTAGTATTAGTTGATTTAATTGATGACGCAATATATATTATGGATGATAATTTAAATATTAAAATTAAATTAAATATTAGCGCATTAACAAAATCTTTAAAATCTAAGTTGGTCTGTGATGGCGATTTCACGGGATATTCATTCTTAAGAAAATTTTATTCTACGCAAAATAAAATAAGTTGGAAAATTAAAATATCAAATGTCATAGGTGGAGACGAAAGATTAATAACTCTTCCATTTGATTTAAATTCTATCTCTGAAGGATGGCATCATTTCTGTATGACTTTTGATTCTGAAACTGGAGTAGTTACATCTTATATAGATACTATAAAAAAAGGCGAAGAATTTTTTGAACCTAAAATATTTAAGATAAACTACAAATATAGAACATCTTTATTATTAGGAATTCAATCTTTAAAAAATACTACATTAAATGATATTATTAGCATAAATGATAACTATAAATTTATAGGAAAATTTTCAGAGTTACGTTTGTATAATAAATCTTTAAATAGGGGAGAGATAGAACAATTATACTATTCATCTGAATGGATATCTGATGATAGATCTTTGGTTTGGAATATGCCAATTGGAACTAGAAGTTATATTGAAGAAATCAAACATTGGTATAAGTTGCAATTACCAGGAAGTAAGAGTAAATATTTCAATATAAATATTCATAATCTGGATGTTAATGATGATATTAAATTATTAATAAAAAATGCAATATCAAACAACATTAAAAAAATATCACCAGCTAATACTGAATTATATAATATAAATTGGATATGATAAACGACATAGATATTTTTAAAAAAATTCAAGAACAGTGTTCTAATATATTTTTATTAGATGAGAATTTATGTGTTTCAAAATCATATCAAATAATAAATCATAATATACAATCATTATCAGCCGCTTTATGGTCATTTCAACCTACAATAGATTATTTTAATCAAACATATACATATTTTACACAAAATAGTTCTAAATATACTGAAGTTTTTGACGAGTTAAATAGTAAAAATTCAAATTTAATTGGTATGTGTACAACTGTACAAACTAATAGTGCTTTTTTTAATGGACCATTTATGGTTTTTTATAAAACACAATTTGAAGTAGCGAATTGGAATACTAATATTGTTAATCATAAAAACACAATTAAAAACTGGTTATCGGAAAATTATCCTAATAAATTTTATTTTAAAAACCAAAAAATAATCGTAACTGTAATTCTTTATATTGAAAAATCTTTTAATTTAGCAAATAATAAAAAAGACGGCCGCCCAGATAGTAACAACATTAATAGTGGATTTTATAAAGAGTTAAAGGTATCATGCACCCCACCCACAAAACCAGCGGTTGAAATTAAGTGTACCGATGAAACTTTTGGTACTCCATATGCAGCTTGTAAATGGCAAACTAGATCTGCGCACGTATTCAGACATTCTCGACATACAACTATTAATGCATACACTCAATGCAAATCAAACATAAAAAATCCAACAAATCAAATTAGTCCATCATGTGCATCAACTGGAGCAAAAATATTATCAGTATCTGATAATTATCAGACCATTGATAGACATATAACAACGATGTTAAATTTAACATTCCTAAACATTAATGGAAGTTGGACTAATATATAAAAATAATGAATTACTCATTCACACTTTTAAATTCATCAATGACTATCGGGGATAGTTTATCTGCAATAAATGATAATAGCCTAATTCTCGATGAATGGTTATTTAATATAAGATTGAGTTCATCTAATTATTGGGAACCATTTATAAATTATTATGCGAATACATATAAAGATTGGGATCGTGTAATAACTATTGCTAATAATAATGTTGATAGATGGAAAAGCGTTTCAACATTTATAGAAACACAAAGTTCTTTTTTTATAGAACCTATAACATTATTATATCCAACGCTATTTTTAGATTCAGATAGCAATATAATTAAAACCATAACAACTTGGGTTAATACTCATTACCCAATAATCTCAAATGAAACCGAAAACGTTAATTATGTAGAAGGTCAAAAATTAATAGTTTATTATATAAAAACTATAGAAAAAAACCGAGCTAATACAACACGTAATTTTTCAGATAATACAACTTGTATTACAGCGGACGATTCAACTGCCGTTACTTGCATCAAAGAGTATACGGGATATTTTGATAAATGTAATTGGAATTGTGCAGATCATACACAAAGGATTTCAAATTCATTTAAATGGGAATGTGGATTTGAAGATGGTGTCGATGGTGGGAAGAAACAGAAAAAATATAGTACTAAAATTGCAGCTAAACTTATTTATATGTTTGATGATGTATATGAAACAGATCCAATTCCAGTTTATTATAAAGTTAGTAACTGTAAATGGTCATTGATTAATTCAATATGAGAACGATAACACATGAAATAAAAAAAGAAGAATGTGTAGGTGATTCTATATCTAAACATAATTTTAATTTTTTAATATTAGATACATTTATTTGTAATATTTCATCTTCATTTTTTAATACGACAGAAAACTTTAAAAAATATTTTGATATGTTTAATACCAAAATACCTTCATATGAAAAAGCATATATAGATTTTAATAGTAAACAAATGTTTAGATATGATTTAGTATATTCTACTGTAGATTTAGTAAGTTCTTTTTGGTGTAAAAATGAATTTTCAATCGTTTTAAATTTTAATATAAGTAAAGACTATAAAAATGAATTTACAAATGCATATTTAAAACCAAAATATGCAAAGGATTTTGAAACACAAAGAAAACATATACAAGAATTTTTAACTGTTAATTTTCCAGCATCATCATTTTATTCTAACGCTATAGCAAACGTAATAGTATTTTATAATACAGTTATAAGCGACAATACTATAGAATTATTAAGATCTACAATAGAGGGGGAGTGGAAAGAAAGTAATAACAATCAAGAAATTCAATTAATAACTGTAAATATGTCTAAAATTGATGTATCGTTGTCGGGTATGAATGTTTTTAAATTTGAAAATTCTAATAAAAAAATAGGTTGGAATTTAGATAAATTATATCCAAGTTTAACTGAACAAAAATTAAGACTTAGAATCGGACAAATTTCTAATCAACTGGGGTCGGGGATAAATAGTATGGATTAGTAAATTTATAAAATCATGGAAATAGAAATAATTAAATATAAAGAAAATAAAGATTTTACTATTAATTTTGCAAAAATATTAAACTCTACACTACAAAATATAAAACTATTACATTGGTATTCATCAGATATTAATATTCATAATATATTTGATGAATTATACTCATCACTTAATAAAAAATTTGATCGTCTTCAAGAGGAAATAATAGAAACATCAAAAAATCAAAATATTACATTCCCTAGTTTTAATTTTGAACTTTTTAATATTAATATAGAATATATAACAGAAAACGAAATTAAAAATATTTTTAATAGTATTATTTCAAAATTTTTAAACGTATTAAATTCTATGGAATTTAATAATTATATCAAAACCGTAAATTCTGGATTATTAAATACTAAAGATGAGATATTATCAAGTATTAATAAATCAAAATACTTAATTTCGATGGTTAAAATATAGAATATTTATAATTTATATATTTATATAATTCATCTTTTTCAATATTATTTAATACCCTAGAATATAAAATTATTTCAGATATTTCACATGAAGATTTAAATAATCCATTCAAATAAGAACCAACGAAAAGTCCTTTATTTGAGTAAACATTAGTGGTTAGAATATTATCGGAGCTATTAATCAAATTACCGTCAATATAAGAAAAACAACTAGAATCTTTAAATTCAAATTCAAATATATGTGGCGATGTTAAATTAACGGATAGCGTTTGACTATTTAAATCTACTTGTTTTAGTTCCGCTATATTTCCAAATGAAAATCCAAAAGTATTTGATGATATGGATAGAGTTAAAGCAGAAGAGGTTAATGGTATAGTATTACTAATATTATCACCAAACGAAACCATACATTCTACGAGAGGAACCGAATAATTATATGATTTACCAATAACTATGAATGTTAATTCGTTTAAATTAAGATCATATGTATTCTTCATAACATCTGTAGTAGAACTGAGATTAAATACAACAGATGGTAATTCATTTATACCTAAATGTTTATATTTTGGAATTCCAGAATACACAAATAAATCTTTTCCAAAATCAGAAGATTGATTTAACCACTTAACAACTTTTTCTCCATCCGTTGCATCAAGGTTTAATGTATCATTAGATAATACACCGTAATCAGATGAAAACCATAGTTCAAGATTTTGTATATCTTTTGGTGTTAATTTTTTATATAATCCATAATCATTTCCGAATATATCCATTTTCCACTTATTAAGTTTACCAGCGTCAACCAACAATTTATTTTTTCTAGATATAAAAACTTCTTTGGTTAATTCTTTTCTATATGTTAATGGGAAAGAATTTTCTTCGGTCCATATAGCAGGAATTTCAGGATTCCAAAATTTAAAATTATCATCTTGCCTCGATAATCCATAATTATTCTTTACATCAATCTCGTATGATGTTTGATATGGAATCATTTTTTGATTTTCCAATGTATTAATAATAGTTCCTGATTTTTCAGCACTACTATATGGTTCCATAATCCAACTATTATCTATACTATCAATTTTTACTATAGTTTTTTGATCCTTTTTAGTTAGTCCTCTATTTCTAGGTCCATATTTTTCTAAATTAAAATAAAATCTTTCTAAATTTGAATTATCGATGGAATCTAATGATTTATTATCTATTGATATATTATAACCCCTACCGCGATAATACGAAACCCCTAAATTATGAGGTAATAAATATTCACCCGTATCTTTAATTTTTACTAGATCATATGGTAACGGAATCGTAGCAATTGTTGGGAAGTGAGTATTTAGAATATTTTTATATGGACTTGTCGGTTCGATTACAACACCAGTATTATATATATAAAATGAATCTAAACATTTATTTTTTATATTTAGCCCTTGTTCATATGTAAAAAAATTCCTACTATAATAATTATATCTTACTGGTTTATATGAACTATATCCCTCTAAAATTAAATCACTGGGTTGATCGGATTCTATAACTATTCCGTCTAAATTTTGTTTATTTAATATATCTTCTAAGTTTGATATATCTTTTTTAAAGATGAGTTTATTCCATACATAATTATTATCAATATCAAAACATTTTAAAGGTTGAGTCCAAATTAATTCAGATTGATTATTTCTTACGTATTCTATAACACATCCATTATCTATATAAATATCAGAAACATTGGGTTGCTGTATAGGTAGATAGTCATCTATAAATTTTATTTTACCACCAAATGATGCAGTTTCTTTATTGAAATTATTAATTTCATTTGGTGAAATCTGAACCTCACCCCAATATGGTTTAGCACCATATTTATCACCGGTATTAAAACTAGAAAAATTATGGTTTTCATAATCCCAACCGTTCAGTTTAATATTAATACTAAAAGAAATGGAACTATATGAAAAATCTATACCAGTATTATTTAAAGAATAATATGATATATTAGATCTATGAATATAAGCAAGATAATCTCCAGGAGATAAAACCATATCAGATATTTCTAAATTACCAATCTCGTCATAACATTTTATCCAAGACCCAAAAGAATCTCTTTTAGCTTTGTACCATATCGGAATAATTGGAATTGACCCACAAAGTCTCATACTCATATAACTGATGAATGAATTTATATCACCATCACCATAATCTAAATATTTCTGAAGATTGAAATAATTAGAATATGTTGATGACATATATTCCATAATATCCGTATTATAAGATTTTAATCCAATATCGACAGTATAAAAAGTTATTTTTTGATCTTGTTTTTTTAAATTTTCTATTTCTTTTTTTACTAAAGTATTAACATCAATAAAAAATTGATCTATAAATATTTTTAACTCGTTTTTAGCTTCTAAAATATCGGATAATGATTTTTTTAATATTAATTGTTCCGATTGTAACTTATTTGATGTATTTATAAAATATGTATTATCAACATTAGAATTTATTGATTTTGAAATAGTTAAATTGCTTTTAGAAGTATTTAACATATTTTTTAAATCATCGATTTTATTATTAATTATTCCAAGTTCATTATCATTATAAAGTAATGATACATCAGTTTGATAATTTATATTTTTAATAAAATCATTTAACGTACTTTTATACGAATCTAAAAACTCTTCTATATATGTTTCAGTAGACCCTCCAATTACTTTTTCGTATAGTGAATATGAAGAAGTAATAAAATTCAATGTGGATTGTATTATAGATTTTAACTCACTAATTGTTTTAATTGAACTTAAGTTTTGGGAAATATCCGAAAGGTGATTAATTATTTTTTTTGTTTCTTCCGCTCTAACGTTAATGATGTTGACGCTTTCGCTTTTTCCCGTGATTCTGTTGCTTTTTCCCGTTGTGTATGTGTTAGTCAACCTCAAAAGATTTTCATTCCATTTTTTTATAATATCATTTAATTTGTTTTCGAATGGTTTAATGTAATCATCTATAGTTTTTTGTACTGTTTGTAGCTGTGAAAGTTCAGTATTATATGATAATATTTCGTTTTCTAGTTTTTCAAGTTCTTGGTTTTGCTTTTGGGTTGCAATTAAGTAATCATCTTCTTCCTTTAAAGTTAAATTAATATCAACTTGAATTGAATTTAATTTATTTTCAAGATATGAAATACTATCATCATAGAGGTAATCAATATTATTTTTGTCTTTTGTTCGTGCGCCTTCGACGTAACCATCACTGAAAAATAATATTTTTTTGGGTTTATTAGTCTGTGGGACGTTGAAATATTTATTCCCTAATGCAGAATCATAGATTTTAAAATTTAAATTACTACATAAATCTTTAATAGTATCCGTCGATTCACGATCAATTATAGTTTCTGTTAAAATTTTATTTGCTAATACTAATGCTTTAGTTATATCAGTTTCAGATAAATAAGGTTCATCTGGTATAAAAATACTATCAATACTTAATAATAATGAATTTTTATTTTTAGATAAAAATGAAACATTGTTAGCTTCAAATCCAAATGTAATTATTCCTATTTGTATATTTTCAAATGTATTGTTAGTTAATAAATTATCTATTATTTTTTTAACACAGTTTTTAGTGGTTTGTAAATTTAATGATTGACTTTTACTACGATCTATTACTATAACTAAATCGAATCCATCATTTAGTGTAAGTAATCCATTTATTTTATTATATTTATATATAGTAATTAAATAAGGAGTATCGGAGGAATCAGTACGCAAGGTACTTCTATAATAAGTATATCTTCTACCAGTTTTTAAAACCATTTTTGAACCGTTTCCGGTTTTCCAACTCCCACTACCCCAACCAACATGTATATCATTTTTTGAATTTTTATCTAATTTATAAAAAGAAAATTGAGGACTGTTTTTATATGTTAAATTTCTCGTATCAGCCCATCCCTTCAAATTGAAATCTTCACCCATACCATCCGGATCGGCAAACAAATAATCCGCCATCCCATTATAATCTGTAACTAATTCACCCGAATGACCTATTGGGGAATATTGTAATGCTTTACAATTACATTTTTGCCAGTATTTTATATCGGACAATGGGTTTGCATTTTGATAATCTTGATCTGAATAATAATCATATGGTCCATTTTTAACATATGGACATGATGGTAAATGTTCCGTATTATTAAATACATCGTCAGCATATGTATCCTCATCCATCCATATAAATGATTTTTTTTCAGATGGATCTATCTTTATAGATAATGCGGGTTGTATGGGTCCATCAAAATACTCGGCACACTTTGTGGCATTACCATCATATATTTTTATGGGGTTTACTTCAGTATCAAGTCTAGATATTGGAGCAGATCCCAACCAAGCGGCCTCGATGGGATCTGAATTTTTTGTATTTAGCTTATATATAACATCCCCAGTTTGAAAATCTAATCCAGCAACAGCACCCGACATCGTTTTAGCTATATTTATTTCTGATAAATATATAGGGTTGGAATGATCCAATCCTATTGTTAATTTTATATCTGGATTTTCGCTATAATTTTGAAGAGGCCAGTATATATTATTTATACCATCTCGAATAATAATATCCGTTTTATCAAATTTATATAAATATGCTTGCTTAACTTCACCAAAAGTATATTCATCATAATTAGCTAATTTATTATAAGTTTTTACTTTTTTTATTATATTATCAGCAGTATCTGAAAAAGTATCAGCATATGCTCCATTAGATATTAAAGTTGTATTATTTAAATATATTGAATTGCATGAGGAGGTTGGTAGAATTCCCGTAAAGTAATCGGTTAAAATTTGTTCTTTATTATTGGAGTCGAAACGATTTAATAAAAAATTATTCTCATCTGTCAATTTATATTCATTAAATTTTGATGTTTTTGGTGAAAATCCAACTCCGGGATATGGAAAAATAAATTCTTTAGTATCAGAACTACCGATACGACATATCATTTCCCTTTTTTCAGTTTTTGTATTATGAACACCTCTCAGCCAAGCTCCTTCAACAACACCAGACTTATCAGTAAAGATTAAATCCGAGTTCGTATATGAATCTCCACCCGTTGCGCCAGATTGAATTAAATTCGAATCATTTAATAATATTTCTGAATATAAATTATTAAAAATGGAATCATTAAGAATTCGATCACCACTAGGAAAATAAAACCAATTATTTCCAGTATTTAAATCTAGATTTATAAATTTATCATAAAGTTCGACATCTTTTAATTTCACAGCTGTTAATCCATATACAGATTGTCCTAAATATTTTTTTGAAGATTCATTTAAATTTATAAAATTCAAAGCTTTAATGTTATATTCAGAAATACTTGTTATGTTTGGAATATC